CCGACCATCGAGCGACTACCATCCTTATTGTGTCTAATAAAACACTTTACAGTGTGTCCAAAGTTCTGGCACCGTAAAGCAAAGTCAAGGCATACACCTGATGCATCGATGATTAGTATTTTCATTATTCGTCCTGTGCGTCTTTCATTTTACGTTCCATCATACGTCTACGTTTTTCGTAGTTATCTTTTGCTTGCTGCATTTTAGTCTTACCATAGATTGGCATACCTAATGTTCCAAGTAACATACGTTGAAGTTGTTCTCCTTGAGGAGCACCTTGCCAAGCTTGTACGTTAAATGGTAATGCAGATTTGCCAACTGCTTTAGCCCTCCCAACAAGAGAAGGATCTTCAAGCTTCTGTGCACCTGGACCAGCATACTCTAATCCTGTTGTAGAGATAACAAATGCTTTTGGTAAGAACCCTAGCTTATCTGAAATAAACTTATCAGTGTCGCTAGCAAAGTGAATAAACTCCATAGCATGCTTAGTAGCTTGCATAGTAGTTCCATCTTTAAATTCAACCCTTGTCTTATCTTTATTATCCCATATCGGATGACCAGAGGTAATCATGTTAACACCATTAAGAGCTGTAAGATACAACAATGCAAACTTCATTTGATAAAGTCTAGCAAAGTCACCTTGAGTCTTTGGTTTTAACAATCCCTTAGCACCACCAACAATATCAGGTGAGAGTAAATTCTTAGGTAGAGCTGTTGTAAATGAACGTAAGGTTGACACTGTCCAGTCAGGAGCAAAGATAACTGCTTGAAGAACACGCCTTCCTTCGGGGGAATACGATGCCATTTTCATGGACTCTTCAAACTTACTGCTTGACTGTCTAGCAATATCATACCAGTTCAATCCACCAAAACTATTGTTAACAAAACGACCAATCTCTTTAGCATGCACTTCTTTAGGAACATTAGGATGATCATGTACGGCTTGATCTAGTAACTTTGAGAATGTAAGTAATTTAAGACCATCGTGTACATAGTCCCAAGTAAAACTATCAATACGACCAAGAGTTTCTTTCTCAGCCCTACCTAATGCAGATTGAATTATCTTCTTATCTGAATAAGCTCCAAGAAGTTTATCAGCCATTTTACCAATCTCTTCGATTGCAGTGTGGCTTACGTCCTCAACACTTGACATACCAAGCTTAACACCACCCTCACGGATAGCTAAGTCAGCTACATCTCCCATACCACCTTCACGTAGTATCTTAAGGACACTACTAAGACTGCCTTGACCAACCTTTTCACCTAAGTATGGGCGGGCCATAACAAACGCTTCAGCAAGCGATTTAGCGTGGAACAGTGATGCACTAATGTTAGACCGTTTAATTGCGTTGTTAACAGTAAGAATAGACTTCATCCAAGGACCTGGCTCCGAAGCACCTAACACAAAGTTAAGAGCAGGCTTAATATCTGGGTGTACAAACCAACCAGCAAATGGACCATGATCAATTACTTTGTAGCCATAATGATCTTCTTTAGATCTTGGATCTACAATAGCGTACTTGTCATCAATCTTAGTTACTTTAAGTTTATTAAATAGATTCTTATCTTCAATTGCTTTGTACATATCGGTCATATAACCATGTGCAATCTCAGCAAGATCAGACTCAAGTTCAATGCCTTGCTTAGCCATAGCTTCACGGGCTTGTTCAAGCGATTCTATTTTACGTTCTTTACCAAATTGAGAACCAGGTTTAAGTCCTTCTTGTACTCCAGGAGATTTAAGTATTGATTGAATAAAACCAACCTCTTCTTCTGCTTTCATACCAGCTTTACGGGCCATACGTGTTACGTAATTCTCAACCAAGCCACGGATGACTTGTGCTTTCTCTGCCATCTTACCAATCTGATCCATCTTTATCTTGTAAAGATTAGCAGCCTTAGCAGCATCACCTTCAAGAGGTAGCCCATGTTCAATAGCAGCAGGTAACGCACTACGTTCAGCTGCATCAGGAACAAGTTTAATAATATCAGATTTAAAGATATTAGTTAAGCGTTGATTAGCATCAACGTTATTAAGGTTAATACCAATGCGATCTTTAATATCTTCTACAACTACAGAAGCATGTGGAGTAACTGTTTCAAGATAAGACTTTGCAGCTTCCAATCCTTTTGTATGATAAATCTTTCGTGCTATAGAAGCATGGATCTTTGATTCATCTTTAGGACCTTTAGTCTTGACATCTTTAACCTTTGGTTCAATAGCACCAGGCTCACCAACATCAGTGCGCCCAGCAGTATCCATTGGATCAGTACTCTCGGGTTTAGGTTTGGGAGCTTTCTTTGGTTTATCTTCTTTAGACCAAGACTCTTTCTCACGATCAAGTTTAGTCTTAACCTCTTTTGGTTGTCGAGGTTTATCAAGTTGAAACGCAGGATCACCTGAATCACGCAGGTCACCACTATGCAATCCCTCATCTGGGAAGTCTAGCTTCTTTCCTTTAGCAAGTTGTTCTGTTTCTCGTGCACGTTTAAGAGCTTCTTTACGCTCAAGAAAGTTACCAGCACCATCAAGAAAACCTTGTTCATGTGTGTCTTTAGTTTCAGCTTTCCGGGCTTCATCATGCTTAGGACCCATGCGTTCAACAGCACCAGTCTTCTTATCACGAATTGCAGCTTCAACTAATGGAGCTGTTTTTGTATCCATATCAGCCTTAGCTTCCGCTTCAAACTGATCAAGAGTACTTTTAATTGTTGTATCACGTTTAGTGGTTTCAGAAGCAGCAGGATCTCTAGCAGCCTCAGCTGCAGCCATACGAGCAGTGTTACCTAACTTGTCAGAGATGGCTTTAGTAATTGCAGTAGGCTTAGCAAAGACACCTTGAAATGTAGCAGCAGCTGCCACCTTACCAGGATCAATCTTACCTTCAGTAGCAAGTTCCGTACCGGCCTCCATACCACCACCAACTACAGCACCAAAACCACGAGATAACAATCCAACTTTACCCGGACCAAAGAACGGTAATGATGAAGCTAACTCACCAGCAAATGATGCCTTAGGATGTTGTATCTTTTCAACCTCTCGTTGGCCTTTTCCAAAGCCAGCAGCAGACAAAGTTTCTTCAGGTACCATGCCTTTAAGAGACTCACCAGTCTTATGTCCAAGATATCCACCTACAAGAGCACCACCAATAGCCCCTACAATAGGCCCTATAGGGCCTGTAACAGGCGATGTCATAGCGCCTAAGGCTAGGCCACCCTCAGCCCCAGCAACAGCTCCCGCAGCCCCTGGAATGCCTTCTATAGCAGCCTTAACTCCAGCTTTCATATCCCCAGGAAGTGCAGCAATATCTTTCTGTAGTTTCTCAAAGCCCTCTGGAGCAGCTTCAACAGATACTTTAGCCTTATAGCGGCCTAGTTTATCTGCTTTAGGAGTAGGTTCTTTGTACTCAGCCCAAGGACCTTCTGATCCTTTAGACTCGACAGGTGCTTCTTGTTTATAGTCTGACCACGGTCCCGATGAAGGCGCTGCTTCAGCAGGTGCAGCCTTATAATCTTCCCATGGTCCAGCCATTAAACTTTCTCCCAACTAGTTTCTTTAGAAGGATCTCCACCTTTATACTTCCAAGATGTACCATCCTTAGCTTTTTTAACATCACCCTTCTTAGGGGATTTAGTAGTATCTTTAGATTTATCTTTAAGAGCGTTAATAGGTTTATCTTCGTCTTCTTTAGGAAGATACTTTTTCATATTAGCATCAATTTGAGCATCATAGATTTCATTAATCTCTGTCTCACGCTCATCCATAGACTTCTTACCAAAGTATGGTTTTGTTTTTAGTTCTTTTAAAGCAGTAGCTCGCCTACCTTCAATTGCTTCTTCTTGAACAATACCACGTTTAGTTTTCCAATCTTCCATAGCACTAGCACGTTTTTCTGCTGGTGATGGTTTACCTGCAGATTTACCAGCATCAATACGTAGCTTCTCTGATTTATAATTCATATCAAAGAGAACTTTTTGTTCAGCTAATTGTTCTTTAAGTATTGCAATTTGTGTAGCTTGTTGTTCTTTATATGTTTCAGTGGACTGACCAATAGCTTTATGAAACTCATCCCACTTACCACTCTTTTGTGCTTTGTCTACAAGACCAGTGTACTCTAATTTCTCTTGTGGATTTAATTTATCAGAAGAAGAGATAGCAGCTTTAAGAGAATCAGGATTATCGTTAGCACGAATAGTCCGTTCAAAGTCAGATACTTCTGCATGATGAACAGTCATCTCAGCTAATTTAGTTTTAAGAGCATCGCCTTTATATTCATTAGCTTGCTTAAGAAACTTATCTGCTACACGAGTGTTACCAGATTGCATAGCCATCTGACCAGCCTTCTGGTAGGTAGTAAATAGATCAGCACCAGGACCTGATTCAGCTTGAGCCTGTTTAAGATCACGATCGGCAACAATAGTATCGCCTATAGCTTGACCACTTTCAAATCCACCCGCAAAGGCTTGCGCTAAGTTTGCCATATATTATTCCCGGTTAAAGTGCTGCTAATAGTGATAATGCTTCGGCAGTACCACCACCACCCATTGAACTTCCAATTAAATCTACACCACCCCCAGCAGCACCCATACCACTGAACAAACCAGCAGAGTTAGCACCACCAAGCGCCATACCAACTAAACCAATACCTGATTGTGCATTCTGATTCTGTGCATTATAAGCCATTTGAGAACTCTGTGTTTGTGCATTAGCTGCACCAGAAGGTGTTTGGGTAGTAGCACCAGACAAAGAACCAAGGTTACTAATCATCTGTTGATAATAACTGCTAAATGTATTCTGACCCATACTCTGAAGAGCATTAGCTTGTGCACCAGATTGAAGAGTACCACCAGCAGCACCAGCTGCTTGTTGAGCTGCTACCCCTTGTTGTAGTTGTTGTTGATAACCAGCTGAGCTTAATGCACTGCTTGGGTTATTAACTAAATTCATTAACTGATTACCAGCCTGAGTACGACCGCCAATTGCACCGTACGGATCTGTTTGACTTTGTGGTAATGGAGCAGGGGAAGATGTACCACCACCACCACCACCAAAGATTGCATTGACTACGCCACCCATATTAATTCCTTTTTATATATATTTACTGAAGAGTTTTTCTACAAACTGATATCCAAGGTATTCAAATAACTTTGAGTTATCTATATGTACCTTAGTAGTACCTAGCATTTTATTTACACCAATAGACTTCATATGTTGTTCAGCAAACTGAAACATACGAATACCAGTCCGTCCTTTTCTGTATTCCTTACGAAGGAAGTATATATCTTCGTAGGCTGTAACGCATAACTTTACATGTAAGTGTTTACTAACAATGTAGAACATGTAACCAATAAGCTTATCGGCTTTGCGACAAGTAATAACATGTAACATACCAGCTTGTTCAAGAGCAAAGTACTGAGTCCAGTCTGGGTCTAGTTCATAACCACCACTAACCTCTTGCTCTATTTCTTTATAGTGCTCTGGGTATATAACCCGCAGCTCTGGAAGAACATCAGAGTATAACTCTACTTGATATGTTACCATCTACCTTACCCTTGCTGTGCTGGTTGTCCTACATTCTCTAACTCACCAATATCAAAGTCTATCTCAGCAGCTTCAAGTCGTATTGGTTGGTTGTCAGTACATAAGAACTCCCAAGCACGTCGACGGCTTGCGCCTGCTTGATGTACTTGTGGACGTTCATTATTAAGGTTTACTTGTCTATAGTTTGACCATGTTTTATAGTCATCACTAGTATGTCTTATATTCATTGTAGCAGGAATCTTATCTCCCACAATCTCAACGCTATGATAAAACTTACGCTTAGTGGTTCCACTATCCATAATAGGAGTTACTGATCTGTAATAGATTGGAGCACCAGCATCATTGTAATATGTATCGGATAATGTGTACAACTTACCATTGTCATCATCTAACAAGAAGTATGTTTCCCCAACACCAGCAAAGTAACTAGGTCGGAAATACTGTTCTGCATAAATACCAGGAACACCAGAATCACTATCACCAATAGCCCACATAGTCCACTGATACCATTGCTTCTCATTAAGATCATACACAAGTGTTTGATTAAGATCTGCTAATGTGAGTATGTAAAAGGTATGTCCATTAATTCGTAATGGATATGCAATCACATCTGTAAGAGTACTATTGTTTAGAATACGATCAATGAATGGTGTTGATATCTTTGATGGTGATACACCCATGATAGAGTATACCGAGGGTCCTTGTTCCTTTGCAGTGCCAAGCCAGACTGTTGTTTGTTCAAACGAACAGATAGAATCTCCGCTAGCACACCCTAATTCAATGTGATATGGTGTGGCAATAGCTAGGGGGGAACCTGGGTATGAGCCAGTATCATAGTAGAAGTCTGTTGACCACTGACCAAATGCTAGTACATAGTTAAGATGTTTAACAATACCAACTAACCCATCTGGTTCTGCTTCTGCAGTTATATAATTAAGTGCATTCCATATTGTTGGGTTATTCGGTTCAGATGTATATATCTCACCATTAGTCCCACCAATAACAGTATAAGTATCTAAGTAAACAGCACCTGTAGCATAAGGACCTGCAGGGAATCCGTTTAACAAAGCTGTTACATAGGCACCTGATCCAACTGTACCTTGAGCACTTACCCATTTAACAGTTGCTGTTCCATCGGATCCAGTACCACTTGTAAATGTAGGAGCAGTAGATCCTGTTGTACCAGCAACAGTAACAGTATATAAATTAGTTCCGGTCCAATAAGTATAATCAACTGCTACAGGAGTTGAGGCCACCCAAGCCGGTGAGTTTGCGGTTAACCATTGTGCTGTAGCACTACCATCAGCCTGTGGTGTGGGTCCTGTAAACGTTGGTGCAGTTGTTCCAGTAATTCCAGAAATTGTTACAGTATATAAATCAGTACCAGTCCAATACACATCTCCTGCAGCTACAGTTAAACCAGCTGACCAAGCAGTACCTGCTGAATCACCTATAGTTACAACTAATGTATCGCTTGATGTATAACCACTTCCTGGATTAGTAACAGTAACACCAGTAACAATACCACTTGTAGACTGTACAGTACCTATAGCAGTTGTTCCACCACCAGATGGGGCTGCGAATGTTACTATTGGATTAGCATAATGAGTACCACCAGTAATAACAGTAGTTACAGTAATACCATCATCTACTACTTTAGCAAAGACACCAGTAGCTGGATTGTATGTGTAACCATTTACTTGGTTCTGTACAAACAAGTATGTGTTGTTAAGTGTGCTATTAAAATAACACTGTTGTACTATACCACCTATAGTACCAGTCATAGTACCAATAGTAGTTACAGCATAAGTTGTAGGATTAATCTTATATAAAACGTTATTCACAGCAGCAAATAACGAACCATTAAAGTTATATAATCCTTGTCCCTGTGCATTGGCAAGTGTTACACCTGTATTTAAAATACCAGGTCGTTTAATAAACTCTCGCTTCTGTCCAACAGTCTCAAAGTAACCATTGACACACTTAGAATCCTTTGCCAAGGTACCATCACGAGTCTCTATTGGTTGTGCTAAAGGTAGTCTTGCAATTGGCATAGTATCCTATTATGGTAGGTTGTTAGAAGAGGGTCTTCCCATTCTCATGTCAGGTTGGAAGAATGTAGAGTAAGTTTCAACGTCCCATCCTTCTAATTCTTCTTTGTAAATCTTAGCACGCAAAGCAATCTCTTGACGATGATTACCTGGAACACTATATTCAATAGCTAGCTGATCAGCAAGGTTCCAGACAAGAACGTTCATCCATTCAGTCGGGAAGTCTGGGATAGCTTGTGCTGTCATAATGTCAGCCATCGGTTGTTGCACAATAAAGTGTAACTGTTGATTAGACTGTGTATATGAATCTGGTGTAACATACAGGTATACATTACTTGTAGTATTACGTACATCCATGTACAAGGAGTTAGGTGTTCCAGTACTAAACTTTGAACCTAACATATTGTATTCTTGTTTGCTTAGCAACTGTATCTGCACATCATCCGTAGATGGTGTTACAGTCACATTACGTAACCAAGCTTGTATTACTTTAAGTGGTTTATCTGTATTCAGATCTACTGTACCGGTACTAGCTGGACCAATAACATACTCAGTCTGTCCAGCAACAAGAGGTAATACTAACTCATTAACTTTCCATAACTTTAAACCAGATGTTGCCATCTGTTTAATGAATAGGTTAAGAGCTAGCGATGCATTAGCAACTGTAGCTGCATCAGGAGTGTCACCAAGTTCCAATACACCAAGCTTGCGTAATGCTAACTGGATAATCTGATCACGGCTTACTGTAAAGGTTGTAGACATCTAGCCTCCAAATAATAGTTTAATTGCACGATCAAGTCCAAGGGACTGTGTTACAACAACAGCAAGAGCTCCAATGGCAATATACTTAATCTGTGCTAGATTCTTTTCTATACTTGCCATGGCTTTTGACAGATCAGTAGCAGACTTGCGAAGCTCTTTAATATCATCTTCATGGTTGTCTGCTTTAATCTCAAGACGTACTACTCTATTTTCTAGAGCTTCATTAATCATATCATCCCACCAATGCTTTTACTTCATCAGCAGTTAAACCAAGTGCAGCTAGTTTAGCTAGTGCAGAAACCTTTGCATTTTTAGCGGCTTGTTCTTTAGCGGCTATTGTTGCCTGTGTAGATTCCCATAAAGCATCTAATTCAGCTTGCGTTGGTTTGGGAGATTCATCATGCCAATCAAGGCCTTCATAAACATTGTCAGTTAATGACCATTGTGCTGTTGGATAATTTGTAGAAAGAATAAGTGAATAATCAAGCATATGCAATTTCCGTTAAAGTTACTATTGCTGGAAAGTCAGTAGCACCATCACCTTGAATGTTAGCTGTTCCACCTTGCGTAGCAAAATAAAGTGTATATGTTGTGGCTGATGTTGTTGCTGGAGAATCTAAAGTCATAATGGGGCACATTGTATTTAAGTTTGTTGTAGAACCTAAACCTGTTGCAAAGCCACTAGCAATATTAGAAGCACCACGATAGATACCAAAAGATACATGCTGACCTGAAGGTGCGTTTGGATAAGTAATAAATTGAACCAATATCTTATTGGAAGTTGATTGCGGAGTAATGGTTGCACTAAATCCTGTGGTTACCAAACTTGTTGAAGTTGTACTAACTGTAGATGTTGAAGTAGCTGTTATTAATTGAACTACTGTCTGTCCACTACCATATAAAGATACTGACATAATATATCCTTAAATAGCTACGAGTTGAGCAGTAGTTGTTGCACTAGCAATAGCAGTACGACCAGCGACTAGACTAGCAGTAAAGTCTGCATCGCTAACAGCATTGTCAATAGCAGCTAAAGTATTAAGTTGTCGCTTTTGGGCTTCAGCAACAGCATTAGCATTGAATTGAGCTAGTTTGATAGCTTTAGCCTTTTCAAAGTTTACTGTGACTGTAGAGCCTGACAGTTCCCAAGCATCAAAGAACTGGGCATCTGCGCCTTGTGGAAGAACTGAATCATCAACAATAATTGCGCCAGCAGGGCAGTCTTTAACCAATACTTCATTGATTGGCAATTCGCCAGTAGGTACTGTTACAGATACTCCACCATTGGAGTTTGCATGAATGATTACTTGCATTTTATTTCCTTTAAATTATCTATAAACTACAAGGCTTGCTGTGCAGTTATCTTGTCCAGCACCGCTAGTTCCTGATTGAAAAAACATACCTACAGATGTTGTAGACCTTTGGTTTGGTGTTGTTGAGCTT